GTTTTCAATACGGTTATTCAAAACCTTCCCAGGGGACTCGGCCTATACGGTGATTATCAGGATTCTCTCATCGAGATGAAAGCTAATCCTTGCGAGGAAATCTGCTCCCCCTTAACGAAAGTTAAGGCAAAGAGAGTTAGATTCAATTTCAAGCTTCTATCGTTAATAACCAATGTTATTATGTGATTAGATGCCTGGAACCTTATACATGAACACACTTATATTGATATATAGCTTTGGGCATATCCTATTCGAGATATCGATGACATCTTCTTCCCTCTTCGCAATGGAAGGAGGTTTAAGGATTTTCCCTGAAGGGTCTTACCAACCCGACACATAACCTAGGGTTATATATCAGTGTAATTGTTCCTTCATCCCTGTAAGGGGAAAGTGCTACCTTTACATCCATAATAATACGTTAAAGACGAGCCATAAAATAAATTATGAAATTATCTTATGTATTATTCCAACGTTCTCTAAGTGAGTTATCAAAAGATATCTCGTGGGCGGAACACACTAGTCGAGGATATATAATTAGAGACCCAGCAAATGCTGATGAACTCTTATATCTCCGAGAAGCGGATTATATCAAATTAGTTCGGGTGATGTTGTCATCAGGGACCGCTATAGATGTTATAGCCACACCTAGAGACACACCATTTAGTATCTCCAAAAAATTCCCTAACCCTGATAAAGGGTCTTCGGACACCCCCTTCAGTGATGAAGTGAGATATCCAAGAGGCCATTTAATGAACTTGATGACTGGTTGGAGTTTGAAAGAGTCTATGATTACATTCGAGAGAAATCTCGAATACTTCCATCCTAGATATTATAAATCTATATTATCATGGATGGGTCATAAACCCAGTCGCACTACCGTGCAGAATACTCATCAGTTCGGAAGAGCTGTTTCTTTGATTTTCCATACACGTGGTATTAACCAGGTGATTAGTACACTGCGAATTTGCTCTATAGCAACTTTGCAGTATATTGCTGGAAATCCTTTGAAAACTACCCAAGAATTGGGACAACGCGTGAAATTAATTCACGGGCTTCCTAGTATACTTCCACATGGATTGAGAAAATTAATTCGATCCAAAAACCTTTTATATATTAGAGTGATAATATCATTATTACACTCTTATAAAGGTTTTTCTGGGAAATACGGGAAACCTGATTTATCAACCATCAGTGCGCCTCGATACCAAGAACCTATTTTTAATGCTTCTGGAAAACCTGATCCCCTTAATTTAATTATGGGGACCAAATTATCGAAATACATGCCTTTCGATATGTTAAGTCTCTTTTCTGAGATTAAACTTACTCGTAGACATTTTTGGAAGGATTTTAATCCTTCCGGTATTCCGTGTAATTTTTCCGTTGATACGGAAAGATTACCCATTAGATTAACAGCAGGTCCTAACCACAAAATTTCTTTTGTTGGTGCTGGTCTCGATGCAGTAGCACATGTTTCTCCATTATTTTATAATCAAGGAGTATTACCCTTTATCAAAAAAGTTAAAGAGTATGCTAAATATAGCAATACTATTGTAAACATTGACGGATTAGATCGATTAGAAGATGTCATTCGACATACCTCTACTCGAACTTTATCTGTCTGTCCAACAGTAGATATTCCTCGATTAAGATTAGGTAAACTAGCTATTAAAAATGAGGCAGCTGGAAAAATTCGAGTCTTTGCCATTTCTGATTATTGGACACAATTTATTTGTAGTCCAATCCATGAGTCAATGTTTGATATCTTACGAAATCATCCATCTGACGCCACGTTTGATCAACTTGGTAAAGTCTCTGAATTTATGTCTAAACCACATTCTTTTATCGCATCTTATGATCTTAAGGCTGCAACGGATTTAATTCCGGTACAACTTTATGAACATGTTATGGGACATTGGATGGGTGAAGATATTTCTTCCGCTTGGACTCATCTGCTAACAGCCCGAGAATATATCTTTGAAAACAAAGATTATAAATATACTCGTGGTCAACCTATGGGGACATTGTCCTCATGGAGTGGTTTGGCAATAATTCATCATTATCTTATCTGGTTAGCTGCTCATAAAGCAGGTATTAGTGGATTTAGAGATTATTTGGTGTTGGGAGATGATATCGTTATAGGTGACAAAGATGTTGCACATCAATATACCAAAGTATGTGAATACTATGGAATTACTATTGGTTTTGCAAAATCTTTTGTTTCATGTAATGGTTTCTTTCAATTTGCATCGCAAGATGTTTTAGCCACTGACAATATTTCACCTATTTCTCTCAAAGAAGTACTTAGTATTTCTATGAGAGAGAAATACAGTTCTTTGTTCAGCGACCTAATGGCCGTTGGTGCAAAAACTGAATTTCTGAATAGACTGGTCTGGAAAGGTTTTATAAAAATTAAATCACCTTTCTCATTGATTAGAAGTATTGTTACTCCTAGAGATTGGCGACTAATTTCTACCGATTTATCTAGAGGGATTTTACCCTCTAGAGTAAGAAGTAGTTTATTATTCATGCTGAGCTCACCTATTATGGTTAAACTCGACACTTTTAGTGTTTCGCAGTTAATGGCCGTAATATACGGGGATATTAACTATCTCACTAATAATAAATTCTTTGATTCTCAAACTCAAAGAAATTTTATTTCAGATTTAATAACTCATCTTGATGATTTCATCAAAGATAAGCTTAAATCTGTAATGCTTGCTGCATCTTCACCACAAGACCACAAGTTTTCGATCCCTTGGGATCAAACAACTTGGGGTCACTTGTTTGAAGATGCTGTTATGAACAGAAGAACGGATACGCTAATGCGTATTATGAAAATTAGATCTAAATGGTCTAAACTTTCAGTCCAAATCTTAGCAGACATTGAGGAAAATAAAATACATCATCTTCTATATGATGGGGAGTATGGTAGATCAATTGATCTATCATACCTTCACATACAAGAATTTATAGCTTTAATTTCTGAATTGAATTCAATTCAGACTGAGGTTAAAGTTTTCCAAGATTCATCATTATCTATGATGTCTCAAGAGAAACTTCCTCCCCGAGTTAAAGCCTTTATGGCGATGAGTGTTTTGTTTGGTCGTGAGACACAAACCAACAACCACCTGATGGCAGG